TCCCTGTCGCGCTCGACCCGCTGCTCCCAGAATTGCATCGCCTCCGGGAAATCGGGATGCCAACTGACGTAGTCGCACCAATGGCAGCCGGTGCAGGCGAGCTGCCATTGGATCTGGATGAAATAGTCACGCCCGACCTTCTCGCTGAGCAGCGTGTCGAGATGCGCCGCCTGCTCCGGGCATTTGATCTCGACCAGGCCGAGCGAGCCGACGAGCCCATCGGGTGAGGCGTGCGCGCCGGCGATCAGCGGATGCGGAATCAGGCCCGGCGCCGGCGGCCGCTCGATCGCGACGTCATGCAGGAACGCATAGGCCGCGCGGGCGAGCGGCTCTTTCGCCAGGCCGTCGGCCATCGCCTTCGACTGATAGGTCGGGACCGCGACGCCGGTCAGGCGCTCGAGCACCTTGAGCGCCATCAAATTGGCGCGGGTCGCCGAGTAGCCGCTCTTGGTCCGGCGCACGATGTCGGGCACGTCGGACGCGCCGATCGAGCCGCAGCGCGCTTGCAGGAAGGCCTCGCGGTCGTCGGGATCGGTCATGGCGCAGCTTCTTCAGACGCCGCCCAACGTCGAATAGTACTCGGATCGACGCCGAAATGGCGCGCCGCTGCGCGATGGCTGGCGAAGATTGCTCCCCGAACCTTCCAGACCTTTGATATGCGCGTGTTCGTTAGCTGTTGTTCTGGCGTTTCCCAGCGACAATTATCGGGCGAATAACCCTTGTCGTTGTCAATGCGCCCGAGAGAGTGCTTGCGACTTGGTCGAAGCCCCATGTCGAGGATGAACGCGCCAAATGAAACCCAGCGGTCGCAGACCGAGATACCTCGGGCTCCATAGTACTTGAAGTCCCGACACGAGGGATTGAAGCAGCGTTGCCTCATATTTTCCCAGGCCCAATACTCAGGCATTTTTCTTAGCTGCATGTCGCCTCTTTTTTTCGAGCAGGAGATTTATCCCTCTTCGGTATTGCTTGACCGTCATGTCGCTGAAGCCGGTCGTGCCGATCGTGTCGAAAAAGATCGCCAGGTCGCTCTTGGTTTCCTCCAAGAGCTGCTGCATCTGGATCAGCTGGTCGCCGTCGATCATCGCCAAATCGGGGTCTTCCCCGCCCGCGCCGTCCTCGTCGCGCCCGGCAGCGAGGCCCAGCGCCTGCTTCAGCGTGCCGCGCTCCATGAAGGTGACGGTCGAGGCGATGGCTTGGTTCGGGCTCTTCTGCCCGCTCGTGTCCTCAACGCCTTCGAGTGTTCTGGGCATATCCTCATAGCCGTTGGCATGGGCGAGGATGCAGCTAACCTTGATCTTAGGGGGTTGACTTTGATCGACCTTAAAACTGTGAGTAATCCCGTATTTCGAAAGGATCGGCACGACGACGTCGGTGATGTCGGCTAATTCCTCGTACTTGTATGAGGTTCTCCCCCGCCCGTCCTTATGCGGGTAGTCGACGAGGCGCGTCTTGATGATGGGCGTGAACTCGGATTTCGCCTGGGCGAGCGCGTCGAGGTAGGCGCGCTTGGCGGCGTCCGCCTGCATCTCCTTGTAGAGGTCCTTGATCTGCTTGAGCCGGTCGACGTCGACGCCGTCGCGCGCGGCCTGCAGGAACATGGCGAGGTTTGGATCGGGCGCTCCGGAGGAAGGCGCCCCGGAGGGAGACGCTAGGGGGGTAAGCGCCCCCTCCGGAGCTGGCGGCGGCGTCGTGTGGGCGACATCCGCAGCCACAACAGTATTCGGCTTGGTCATGCCCAAGCTTGCTGTTTTGGGGAGTGGGTGTCAATTGGCGAACGGACGCCAAAATTAAATTTTGTGGATGGCTGTGGATAAGTTTCAGCTCTCGTCGGGAGCGAGCGCTTTTACCACTTTGACAATTTCGGCGTGACGCTCGGGCGTGACGCGCGACGCAATCGCATCAAGTGAGGGCTGATCGGGCGGCGAAAAGAACTGCGCCGGGGTGATGCGCAGCGCCGCCATAAGCTTAAACTGCATTTCGATCTTCATGTGCCTCTCTCCTGTTTCAAAACGAGAAATCACGCTCGGCGATGAGCCGACCATTGCCGCCAGCTCCTCCTGAAAGAGGCCGCGGCCTTCTCTCCACTCGCGCAGATAATGACGATAGGGCTTGTCGTGCGATGTGCTCATACAGGGAACATATATCGTTCTCTGATAGAGAACAAGTAGCATTTATGAGGTGGTTAATAGCCGTTAACATCGCGATTCGCGCCCCTTGCGGCGATTGCCAAAACGGGGTTTGTTGCCTTCATGGGTACTCGACCAGCACTCATTCGCGCACGCGAGGCGCGCCGCCTGACCCGGCCTGAATTCGCAAAGCTGATGGGCGCGTCGCGGCACTATGTTTACGCCGTCGAAATGGGCCTGCGGAATCCGTCTTTCGACTTCATGCGCCGCTGGATCAAGGCGCTAGGTCCAGACGCGACGCTGGATCTGTTCGACAACAAATCGCGCGCAGCGTGAGGCCGCCGTGGGCGGGCGGCGACACAGCGCGCCAGCGCCAATCGAGAAGGCCGTTCAGGCCGCCGTCATCCAGCACTGGCGCATGCTGGGCTTCCGCGACACGCTGGTCGCCGCGATTCCCAACGCCGGTGCGCTTGGCCAGCCAGGCTTAACCCGCGGCCTCGGCGACCTGGTCGTCCTCGCGCGCAATCTGCCGGGCTGCGTCGGCTTCATCGAGCTCAAGCGAGAGGAGCGCTCGCCGATCAGCGATGCACAGATCGATTTCGGGAAGCTGTGCTTGAAGCTTGGCGTGCCCTACGCGCTGTGCGTCGGCCGCGATGAGCCGATCCGCGTGCTCGAGGCCTGGGGCGTCGTGCGGAGGCAAGCCGCATGATGGATCCCAAGGATAAAATCGCGGCTTGGATGAGAGCTCAATATGAGGGCGTGATTTGGGTCACGCTCTCGGTCACTGTTGGCGATAGTCCAATAGAAAACGCCTTGTTTGTTGCGCTGGACGCTTGGTTTACCTGTAATTCAGAGCGAGATTGGTTTTTTCGCAGAGTACGTAATGCAAGTAGTTATAAAGATTATGATCCAAATGATCCTTGGCTGTTCTGGGAGACGCAATTCCAAATATCGAATTATCGCGTCGATTTTATTTTCTGCACTGAAGTCCAGGACTGCAAACCCGCAGGCAAAATGCTTGTGGTTGAGTGCGACGGTCATGAATTTCATGAAAGAACAAAAGCTCAGGCCGCCGCTGACCGGGCGCGTGATCGAGCCCTACAAGACTTAGGCTATGTGGTTTACCGTTTCACCGGGTCAGAAATCTATCGCGACCCGATGAAGTGCGCGCAGCAAATCTTGCGGTGGGCACGGTTTGTTGAATGACGATCATCTCCGATCTCTTACACGCTGGCGTAGCGCCTGATCTCGTCGCCCGAGTAGCCGACGCGATCGAGGCCGCACGTTCGGAGGGCGTGGACATGAGCCTTCGGGCCATGAGGTCGGAGGGCGCCGAGCGCCAAGCGCGCTATCGGCACAGGAAGCGTCACGTCACAAATGACGTGAGAAGTGACGTCACAAATGACGTCACAAGTGACGTAACGTCCTCGCGTGCGCGCGCGGTCTTTCCTGGTGAGAGTAGTAATATACCCCCTGTTTCGCAGGCTAAGCCTGCTCAACATCCCCCAAGGGGGAAATCAACGCAGTCACGCGGCGGTTCGCGTCTCTCGGATGAGTGGCAGACGGCCGAAGCGGAGTTCGCCTTCGGTCGCAACCTCGGGCTCTCGGACGCTCAAATCCGCGAGGAACAGGATCAGTTCAAGGATTTTTGGCGGGGAATTCCTGGCCAGCGCGGCCGGAAACTCGATTGGGCGGCAACCTTTCGCAACCGGCTGCGCGACATCGCTGCGCGAGCTCAACTGAGGAAATCAAATGCAGGGAAACGATCGATTTCTGACGCTGCGCCAGGCTTCATCAAGCGCGTTGACGAGCTCTTCGCCGAGCGCGAATTGCGACCCTCGCATAGCGGCGCGGCTGGCGGCGAAACTGTTCGGTTGTTACCGGGCGTCGGACGCGAACGACCCTGAGACATTTTTGGCAGCTGCGACCGCGATGTTGGCCCAATATCCCGAGGCGGCTGTTGCGAAGGTTTGCGATCCCGTTCGTGGCCTGCCCTCCACCAGCAAGTTCCTGCCCTCGATCACCGAGATCCGCGAGGCCTGCGAACGGGAGATGGTTTGGCATTACGCGGTCGAGAAGCGCGAACGCGAGCGGCGCCATACGGCGGAAGTGCTCGCGCCATCGCCGCCGGCGACGGCCGAAAGCCGACAGCGGGTGCGGGCGCTGGCCAACCAGGTGCTTGCCGAGCTCTCGGTCGGCGACGCCCCGCAGTCGATTGGCTTTCGCCCGCCGCGATCGCCGGCCGAAGCGGAGGCGTCTCGGCGCTATTTCGAGGGCCGCCTCGAGGCGCTCAAGGCCGATTATGCGGCGCGGCCGCCAAGCTTAAGCCCGGCGCTCAGGCCCGCGCCGCCGGATGAGGACGTCGCGCTATGAGGAGCCGCGGGGCTTGGGTTCTTTGCCGTGGCGAAGGCCAGCTTCGATGAGCTGCCGAATGGCCTCGGCGCGGCTCGGGAGGCGGTGCGCGAAACGAAAATCGTCGATCCGCTCAACGAGTTTTTTGGGCATGGGGACGGGAATGCGTTCGGGGGGCTCGCGGGCCATGGGGCTAATTGTGCGCGCGGTCCTACAAACAGTAAATGTGCCGAGTATACACTCGGCACACGCTGTGCATCGCCTCCACCAATTTGGCTAGGCGCCTGTCACCGAATCGTCATTGCGAGGGGTTGTCTACGAGAGAACAGGAGGCTTTAATCAATCAGGACCGGATGCGCGGTCGCCATAGCGCGGCGGTCAATCATTTATCCCAAAGGAAGGGGCCCGCGATGATGACTTACGCCCCGGTTTTCGCTGAGGAAACTTTCGACGTGTGGGTGCTTCGGCTCGGCGCGGCGCTGCTAAAAGGCCGGCGCAAGAACATCCGCATGCTCGCTAGCGGTCGCGTTGAGCTGGTGGTCGAATACGAGGGTCTTGGCGACATGCTGAAGGTCCTGACTGAGCTCGACGCGCTCAAGGCGATGGCGAGCTTCGATCCCGACTTTCCAGGCGGCTGATGCGGGCTTCGATCGCATCGATGCGCTCCCATGACCTGCGCACGTTTTGGTCGAGCTGCTGTTGGCCCCTGATCACGTCGCCGAGGACTGTTGCGGCTCGCCTGAGCTCGAAGCGCAACAGATGCACGAAGTAGATCAGAACCAGGGCGATGACGATGAGCACCACCGTCTGCGCGGCGTCCATCCATTCGTGGAACCGCATCCATTCTAGGACATCTTTGTCCATCGGCCCGCCCCTCGCGCCGCGTGGGGCTGATGTTGCCTAACAGGGAACGCCCATGCAACTAGGCAAAAATACTGAGGCCAAGGAAGTCGAGGCGCTGGTCGAGGCGGTGAGGCCGCTTTTTGTCGGCAAGAGTCCGCAGGTTCAGGGCGCAGCGCTTGCCGATCTCTTGGCGATATGGCTCGCCGGCCATGTCATTGGCGATGACCCGAGCGCAACCGAGCGCATCCGGGAGGAGATGCTTGAGGCTCACCTAATCGCGGTGCGAGCGCTGACCCCGATCAATTACGAAACCCAGATCGAGCCGCAGCTCAAGCCCAAGCACTGACCGCCTCAGCGGCCCGGGCCGCCGCTACCCCTCCAGATGTTGCCTTGCTGAAGCGGCCCATAATTCCAAGGCGCTTTGCTCAATATATCCCAGATGTTGTTGCCCTTTTGGAGCGGCCCATAGTTCGAAGGGGCGTTGCTCGGCGCATTGGGGGCCGAAGCGGAAGATACCGGCTGCGCGTTCGCCGCAGGGATGTTGGGATTGGGGCCGCCGCCTCCGAACAGGTTGAGCGCGGTGTAGATCGGCGCGCGGTTGCCGACGCTGTTCGGGTCTTGATACTGGAATGTACCGAAGCGCTGGTTTGCGCTCGGCGCCGCGTTCGGGGGCGCGGTCGACGTTGCGGCCGGGCTTGCGGCCATTTTTTTCCGGGCAATGATGCTCGGATCGATCGGGCCCGTCGCCTGGGTCGGCTGGTTGGGGGCGGCGAGCGGCCCCGGCGGCGGTGCGTAATAGCCGCGCGGGTCGGTTTGCCCCGGATAGGGCATGTTGCGCGCTGCGGGGCCGAGATCCTGCGGAAATGGCATGCCCATCTGTGCGGCCGTTGCGGAGGGGGTATAGCCGCCGGCCGGAGCGGGGGGGGTCGGCCAAGGCGGATAAGCCTGCGGCGAGCCAGTTGGATTAAGCGTCTGATTAACCGCCGCGCGGTGAGATCCAGGGCCATAATCAGGCGCGCCCGGCTGTTGCGTTCCGGGGGCGACCGAGGGCCGCCCGGCCGCTTGGCCGAGGGCCGGATAGCCCATGGACGGCGCGCCTGGCGTCGCCCCGGTTATGCCCAAAAGGCCGCCGCCGGGCGGCCCGTAAGGCATGTTCGGCAGGTTGTCGGGGTAGCCGCTCGGCCCATAGGGCTGCGCCGCGCCTTGGTTGGCCAGCAAGCTCTGCAGCCAGTTCGCCCAGCCGGCGCTGCCGTCGAGGTCGGTCGTCGGCATCAGCGCCGGCCGCCGCGCGTCTCGTACTCTTCGATCTTTCTATGTTGGACGCCCGGAACCGGTTGCTGCTGCGCCTCCGGATCGCGGGTGTCGAATTGCGCCATGAAGGCGGTCACGCCCATGCGCTGGATCTCTTCGCTGCGCGCGCGCTGCTCGTCGGCGATGGTGTGGACGGGTTCGACTGGCGCGGCTTCCTGTTCGGGCAGGGTGTTGTCGGGCTGGCCGAGGCCGGTCGGCGGCGGCAGCGGCGCGTATTCGGGCAGGCGGGCGGGCGGGGCTGGAATGGTGGTGGTGGCGCGGCGCGGCGGGGTCGTGGGACGAGTGGCCATGGCGTCAAATCTCCCTTTGTGGGAATTGAAAACATAGCATGAACGCTCGCCAAGCGTCACCAGTTGCGCCGCCTGGCCGCCGGGCTCTTGCGCAGGATATAGGCGGCCGCCGCGAGCCGCCGGCCCTTGTCGGGGCTTCTTAAGCCCTCATAGATGGCCGCCTCGGCCACATCCATCGCCCGCTCGGCCGCCTCGAGCGCCGCGGCCATGAGCTCGGGCCAGGCGCGGGTCATCTGGCGCAAGTCATGGATCGGCGTCTTAAGCTTGCGCGCCGCCGCGCTGACGTTGCCGTCGGCGCGCTTAAGCTCGCGAATGACCCGGTTCGGATCCAGGTGCGCGCAGCTCGGCGGGATCACAGCCATTTGCGCCGCTCGGTGAGAAGCGCGCGCCTGAGCGCGACCTCGAGCCGCCGGCGGCTCATCTTGGCCGGGTTGGGCCCATAGAGCGCCTGGCGCAGCCGCTCGATGCGGCTGGTGCTGTCGTGCGCTACGCAGCGGTAGGGCAGGCCGTCGCAATGCCGGCAGACCACGCGCCCGTCATAAAGCCTGAGCGTGCGCACGCGGCTGGCGCAGGTTGGGCAAGCGAAAAACGACCAGCCGCCGCCATTGGGGAAATGGCGATGCGTCACCTTAATCTCGCGTTCGAGGTCGCCGAAACTGATCTTGACCGAAGCGCTGTCTGGCCTGATCGCGCCCGAGGCGCGCAGGCGCGACACGCCAATCGAGGGCAAATCTTCCTTGAACGGCCGGCCTGCGTATTTGCCTTTAAGCGGCATCTCCGCCGGCCGCCCATGCTTGCGCCCGCGAGGGCACGCAATTGCACCACATCTCGTGATCGAGCGCTTGAGCGCGGTGCAAGCCTTGGTGCTGCAGCATGCCTTGGCCGTAAATCGCCGCGTTCTGCAGGTTCTGTTGCATCGCGTTGTCTTGCTGCTGGCTGACCTGCTGCGCTAGCGCGTGTTGCGCGTATTGCGCCAGCCCCTGCAGCTGCTGAGCCTGGAGCGCGGTCGTCCGACCGATCTGC